TAACATGTTAGGGGTAGGCGAAAAAAACCCGCCGAGTGGCGGGTGGTGTGAGTGAGGGTTTCGCCGACTAGATCACCGAGAAGGCAGAATCATCGTTGTCATAGAACCAGCTTGTATAAGAGTAGACCGAGGCGTCAGGGTTATAGTGGTAGCCGTAGGTGCTATCCTGATTTTCTTCTAGGCTTACCGATTCGAGCGAATCAATAATTTCCTCATGATCGAACACGTCAGGTGTGAAGTCTAATTCCAGTTGTTGCATGATATTGTCCTTTAATTGAAGTACAAAAAAGGGGAACAGAGCTCTGAGCTCTATTCCCCTAACATGTTATGCGTTACCGTCTAACTCAGCTTCGCTGATACCGTAGTGCTTGAGCGAATCGCGCAACTCACCCAAGAATGTAGCCTGATTACCAGTCAGACCGTCACGCTTGGACAGATTACGATACAGCCACACGCCGCCGTTTTTCTTGGAAGATCGAATCACTTCGTCAGCCGTCCGAGGTGCGTTGCCTTCGCCTTCGCCGCCGTCTTCCTCGGCGTCCAGCTCGACCAACTCGGCGACCCCATAGTAGACTTCGCACATATCAGGGCGCGACTTGATGAATTCAGCCGCATAGCCTTTAATGTCAGACCAGACCTTGGAGATATTAGTCGTGACGTATTCGGAACGAAACGCCTTAGCTTCAGCGAATAGATCCTTGTTCGCCGCCTTCAACTGATCGAACGTCATTTCATGCCACTTGACGGACGGCGCGATTTGGAAAGCCCAAAGCGCCATTGCTTCGCCGTAGACACGATTCGCCGCATGACCGACTCGGTTGATCTTTTCGACTTCGACCGATACAGCGACAGCTTCGCCGCGAGCCTTGACGACAGCAGACGGGGCATTGGACACGATAGCGGCGGCTTGGGCAACTGGGGTTACATTTACTTGTTTCATCATTGACCTTCGGAAAGTAGCCCTAACTTGTTAGGGCGGGATTAACACCAACAACTATTTGCTGGATGTATCTATTATAACAAAACGTACCACAAAATAATATACAATAATTCGGGGGGCGCAACCGCCCTAACAAGTTAGGGCTAACAGCCAACAGAGTAGAAGCCCCCAGGTTGCTAGCGCACCTGGGTGCCTGGGTGTCAGGCATGATTAAAAACCGCCTCGCTTCGCTCGGCATGAATACCAAATACCACGCGACTGGACTCCGACTAGGGGTAGGGCTTCCAAAACAGCCACGGGGGGTAGACCCTACCGTACCCCCACCACCCAAGTACACCAAGTAAGTACTAACACTCCTATACATAGTGTTTCACACAAACGATGTTGCGATTTCAAAATGACCCCCCACCCCCGTACTCTTTTTGTACCACGAGACCCCACCCCCTCTATATAGAAACACCCCCCGGGTAGGAGTCCCAACCTCCTTGGGGTTAACCCCAATATATTTTCTAGTAACTGCAACTACAGTAGTGCTTGGGGGCTAGGGTGTTTTTCTTCTCCTTTTCAATCTCCAAAGTTGGCCTGACGCCCCCACCCTATTTAAATACCACTTGCACACTAAGTAATATTTCTGTTACAGTTCGGTCATCCCGGCTACACGGTGCTGCATGATTAATATTGAACCCACGGGTGAAGTGCCCGTACCTTTTGACTTATCCGACGAGCAACCCAAGACTCAGTCGGACGCGCTAGCCATTGCCGCTAACACGGTAGACCTAATAAACACATTAGGTGGTTCAATAGACTTCAGCCCCGAAGACGGCAAAAAAGCCGTAGACCTAGTAGCAAAACCCAAAGACAAACCAAAGCATGTGCGTGATTCACGTACGGCTGCTGCATTACGTGCAGTGATCCAAGAAAATGACTTCCAAGCCTTCGCTGACATACAGCAGGCACGTCATTTCATAACAAACCGCTTAATTGATATTGCTTCGTGCGGAGACCCACGGCTAGAGATTAAGGCTCTAGAGCTATTGGGCAAACACAGCGACATCGGACTATTTACAGAGCGCAGCGAAATCACAGTGCATCACACAAGCAGCGCGTCTCTAGAGGCTTCTATTAAAGAACGGGTAAAGAGGTTGCTAAATGCCGACGTCACTGATATTCCGCAGGCCGATGATTTGGATACGCTACTTGGTTCTGAGACTGCAGATGATGTGGTTGAAGTCGAAAGTGAAGATATTGAAGCTGATATTGAATCTGATACTGAAGCCGATGAGGAAGAAGTTAAATGAGCGGTCTCTCAGCGCAAGAAATCAACGCTCTTATTAAGTCAGGGCGCTTGTCTGAAGCAGAGATGCGAGTGCTAGACCGTGAGCTAGCCAAGCTAGAAGAGCTAAAACGCCGAGAGATTTCCCAGCAAAGGTTCATGAAGTTCGTGGAGCGGGTGTGGCCTAGCTTTATTGGGGGTAAACACCACTCTAGAATGGCCGCAGCCTTCGAGAGAGTGGCCCGTGGGGAGTCAAAACGGGTCATTATCAACATGCCACCCCGCCATACCAAGTCAGAATTCGCCTCATACCTGCTCCCAGCTTGGTTTTTAGGTAATTTCCCGGGTAAAAAGGTCATCCAAACGTCCCACACAGCCGAATTAGCGGTTGGTTTCGGTCGAAAAGTGCGAAATTTGGTGGACACAGAGGTCTACAGAGAGATTTTTCCCGATCTAAGCCTGCAATCAGACTCAAAAGCAGCCGGTCGATGGAACACATCCAAGGGTGGTGACTATTTCGCTATCGGTGTGGGTGGTGCAGTGACCGGTAAAGGTGCTGATCTACTGATTATTGACGACCCGCACTCAGAACAAGAGGCTGCTATGGCCTCAAGCAACCCAGAGGTGTACGATAAAGTGTACGAGTGGTACACGTCTGGGCCTCGGCAGCGTTTGCAGCCGGGTGGGGCTATTGTTATTGTGATGACACGCTGGGCTCAGCGTGATTTGACCGGGCAAGTGATTAAAGCTGCTGCTCAGCGCGGTGGTGAAGAGTGGGAAGTGATCGAGTTTCCCGCAATCCTACCTTCGGGTAAACCTTTATGGCCTGAGTTCTGGTCGTTAGAAGAATTAAGTGCGCTGCAAGAGGAACTTCCTAACTCTAAGTGGCAAGCACAGTATCAGCAGAACCCTGTAGGTAACGAATCGGCTATTGTGAAGCGCGATTGGTGGCAGTGGTGGGAGCATGATGAGCCGCCAGCGTGCGATTACATCCTTCAGAGCTGGGATACGGCGTTTGAGAAGAACCAACGGGCTGACTATTCTGCGGGCACAACGTGGGGTGTTTGGTACAACGAAGAAGATAACAATACGCCCAATCTAATCCTTCTAGACAGCTATAAGAAGCGGGTTGAGTGGGTAGAACTCAAGCGCGATGTGCTTAATTGGTACAACCAATGGGAGCCTGACTCGATGATTGTCGAGAAAAAGGCCAGTGGCGCTCCGCTTATATATGAGTTACGCTCGATGGGCGTGCCTGTGCAGGAATACACGCCTAGTCGTGGACAGGACAAGATAGCACGATTAAACTCTGTCTCAGACATTATTGCCTCTGGCAAGGTCTGGGTGCCCCGAACACGATGGGCAGAAGAGTTAGTGGACGAGATTGCGGCTTTCCCATCTGGAGAGCACGATGACTTGGTTGACGCGACAACGCTTGCCTTAATGCGTTTCCGTCAAGGTGGGTTCCTCCGGTTGCCACTTGATGAGCCAGAGGATATTCGGTATTTCAGAAGCTCTAGTAAAGAGCGCTATTACACAGTTTAAGGATTAAGCATGGCTACAAGTGGAATCGACAAAGGTTTGTACGCAGCTCCCGTTGGTATTGAAGATGCCATGATGGTTGAGCCAGAAGTCGAAATCGAAATCGAAGACCCAGAATCAGTAAGTATTGAAATGAGTGGGCTAGAGATCGAGCTTAAAAAAGAAGAGCCGACCGCAGAAGATTTCGATGCAAACCTCGCAGACTTTATGTCCGACGAAGATTTGGATTCCTTGGGTGGTGACTTAGTAGCTGATTTCGAGAAAGACGTAAACGACCGCAAAGAGTGGATGGAGACATACGTCGAGGGTATGAAGCTCTTGGGCCTTAAGTACGAGGATCGTACGGAGCCGTGGGAAGGTGCTTGTGGTGTATTCCATCCTATGCTCACTGAATCAGTTGTGCGCTTTCAAAGTGAAGCGATTATGGAGACGTTCCCCGCCTCCGGCCCGGTTAAGACCCAAATTTTGGGCGCAATAACCCCTGAAAAAGAAGACGCCGCAGAACGTGTTCGTGATGATATGAACTACGAGCTGACAGAAGGCATGCCCGAATATCGCCCAGAACATGAACGCATGTTGTGGAGTCTACCTATTTCCGGTTCCGCTTTCAAGAAGATTTACTACGATCCAAACAAGGGTCGTCAGGTTGCTATGTTTGTTCCCGCCGAGGACATCGTAGCGCCCTATGGAGCGTCTAGTTTAGAGAACGCCGAGCGGGTCACGCACGTCATGCGTAAGACCAAGAACGAAGTTCTTAAGCTCCAAGCCGCAGGGTTTTATAGCGATGTTGACTTAGGCGAGCCCAGCAGTGAGCTTGATGATGTAGAGAAACAGAAGGCCAAAGAACAAGGGTTTTCTGCGACGAGCGACAGCCGCTTCCGTATCCTTGAAATGCACGTCGAACTAGACTTGCCGGGCTATGAGGACAAGGATAAGAAGGGTAAGCCGACTGGCATCGCGCTGCCGTACGTGGTGACTATCGAGAAGGGTACTGGGGTCATCCTATCTATCCGTCGCAATTGGCGCGAGGACGATGAGCTACAGACCAAGCGCATGCACTTCGTGCATTATCAGTATATTCCTGGCTTCGGGTTCTATGGATACGGCCTTATCCACTTGATTGGTGGTTACGCCAAGTCAGCCACGATGTTGATCCGTCAGTTGGTGGACGCGGGAACTCTGTCTAACCTCCCCGGTGGTTTGAAGTCACGAGGCTTGCGTATCAAGGGCGACGATACACCGATTGCTCCCGGTGAGTGGCGTGATGTGGACGTGCCTAGCGGCAGTATCCGTGACAACATTCTTAACCTGCCGTACAAAGAGCCGAGCCAAGTTTTGTTTGCTCTGTTCCAGAACATTGTGCAGGAGGGTCGCTCGTTTGCCTCTGCTGGAGATTTGAACGTAAGCGATATGAGCGCCAATGCCCCTGTGGGTACGACGCTTGCCATCCTTGAGCGTATGTTGAAAGTTATGGGTGCTGTGCAGGCTCGCTTGCACTACTCAATGCGCCAAGAGTTTAAGTTGTTGAAGGGTGTCATCCGTGACTACACCGACGATGACTATGACTACAAGCCTGAGACTGGCGGTCGTAAGGCCAAGGGCGTTGACTATGACGTAACCGATGTTATTCCTGTGAGCGACCCCAACGCTAGCACGATGGCGCAGAAGGTTGTTCAGTATCAGGCCGTGATGCAGTTGGCGCAAGCAGCTCCACAGTTGTATAACTTGCCCTTATTACACCGTCAGATGATTGAGGTGTTGGGTGTGAAGAACGCTGACAAGCTGGTGCCGATTGAGGACGATCAGACACCGGTCGATCCAGTGCAGGAGAACCAGAACATTTTGACTGGCAAACCTGTCAAGGCGTTTATCGAACAAGACCATCAGGCCCATATTGCTGTGCACATGGCAGCGATGCAAGACCCGAAGATTATGCAGATCGTGGGTCAGAACCCGATGGCGCAACAGATACAAGCAACCATGATGGCGCACATCAACGAGCACGTTGCGTTCGAGTATCGCAAACAGATCGAAGAGCAGCTTGGCCTGCCTATGCCGTCTGAAGATCAGAACAAGAATATGGAGCCGGAAGTAGCAGCGCAAGTCGCTCAACTTGCAGCCAAGGCGTCAGCCCGACTTCTCCAGCGCGATCAAGCAGAAGCTCAGCAACAACAAGCTCAGCAGCAAATGCAAGACCCCGTGCTTCAAATGCAGATGCAAGAGCTGCAACTCAAGATGAAGAAGATGGAGTTGGAAGAGAAGAAACTTGCTACCGACGCTGCTGCTAAGGCCGACCAACTCATCATCGAGAAGCAACGCTTGCAGACACAGGAGCGTATTGCTGCGATGCAGATTGGGGCTAAAGTCGCTTCCGATAAAGCTAACCTGAAGTCTAAAGACCAACTAGAGGGTATGAAGCTAGGCGCACAGATTGCGAGAGAGCGTGCCCAGATGTCTCAGCCTCGTCAACAAACGAAAAAGTAAATGGACGACAAAGTAATTCATTACCTGCTGACGGAGTTCGACAAGCTCCGCCAAGAGCAGAGCGATTTTTTAAGCATCGGTAGAGCAGCGGATTACGCTGAGTATCGGTATCTCTGTGGCGTAATCCGGGGTCTTACGCATGCAGAGTCTATTGTCAGAGACCTTGTGCAAAGAATGGAGCATTCCAATGACGACGACTGAGTTTGACGCTACGGCTATTGATTTATCGAAGGTACTAAATACCTCCGCTGAAGAGAAAGCCAAACAGTTGCCCGACCCCAGAACTTACCATCTTCTGTGCGTTGTTCCAGAAGCAATAGAGCAGTTCGCTGAAAGTGAAAGTGGCATTATTAAAGCTGGCTCTACACTACATTACGAAGAGGTTTTGACCCCCGTATTGTTTGTCGTAAAAGTTGGTCCTGATGCGTATAAAGATGCGACTCGGTTCCCCAGTGGACCGTCGTGTAAGCAGGGCGATTTCATCGTCGTGCGACCCAATTCAGGCACCCGCCTGAAGATTCATGGCCGTGAATTCCGCATCATTAACGATGATTCGGTTGAAGCAGTTGTGGAAGACCCCCGTGGAATCTCACGAGCGTAAGGAGTAATTTATGGCACAGAATGAGTTTGAAGGCGAAGAGTTTAAATTCCCCGACGAAGTAGACGAACCCAAAGCCGAGGAACAAGAATCGGAAGAGGAAGAGTTTTCTTTTGAGGTAGAAGATGACACCCCAGAAGAGGATCGAGGCCGTAAACCTGCCGAGCCTCCCGAAGAAGTTACTGAGGAAGAATTAGCTTCTTACGACGAGAAGGTACAGAAACGAATTAAAAAGTTCACTCGTGGGTACCATGATGAGCGTCGAGCGAAGGAAGCGGCTCTGCGCGAGCGTCAAGCCGCAGAAGAGTACGCCAAACAGCTATTCGAGGAGAATAGAAAGCTCCAAGGACAATTGGCTTCTGGCAGTCAAGAGTACATCGATCAGGCTAAACAGGTCGCTGAGAGTGAACTAGAGGCAGCTAAGCGGGCTTATCGAGCGGCTTATGACGAGGGAGATACTGATGCAATTGTGGCAGCACAAGAACAGATCGCTCGTGCTACATTAAAAATTGATAAGACAGCATCTTTAAAGCCTTTACAAGTTGAGGAAAAAGAGTTACAAATACGACAACAGCCGCAAACTGTTGACCGACGCGCTGAAAATTGGCGTAGTCAAAATGGTTGGTTTGGACAAAATCGCCGCATGACTGCGTTCGCTCTAGGGCTGCACTCAGAGTTGGTTGAAGATCGCGGAATTGATCCGTCTACGGATCGGTACTACCAAGAAATTGATAGGACTATGCGTAGAACCTTCCCCGATTATTTCGGGAGCGATGAGGGTAGTGGTGCTCCTCAAAATCAAGCATCCGAACCGGCTCAAGAGGATGAACCTCCGCGCCGTGCATCAAAACCCGCTACGGTTGTGGCTCCGGCTACCCGCAGCACCTCACCTAATAAGGTAAGGCTAACGGCATCTCAGATCGCTATTGCTAAGCGAATTGGGGTACCAGTAGAACTTTACGCTAAACAGGTTGCTAACTTACGGAATGGAGCTTAAAAATGGCTGGACAACAAAACCGATTGGATCGTGAACTTGATTCACGTAAACAGTACGCTCGTGCCGAGGCATGGCGTCCACCGGAAACTTTGCCCACGCCAGACGACCGACCCGGATGGAAACACCGCTGGGTACGGGTGAGTATGATGGGTCAACCCGACCCTCAGAACGTCTCTGCAAAATTCCGCGAAGGGTATGAAGCGTGTAAAACCGACGATTATCCTGAAATGATGCACCTAGCTTCTCAAGACACCCGTTTTAAAGGGAATATTGAGATCGGTGGTCTGTTGCTCTGTCGTATCCCGGAGGAGTTCCTCCAGCAGCGTGCTGCTTATTATGAGAAGCAAGCACAAGCACAAGTGGATTCGGTGGACAACAATTTTCTTCGTGAGAATGATCCTCGCATGCCTCTGTTCTCGGACAGAAAATCGAAGGTCACATTTGGTTCTGGTTCTTAATTTTTAGGAGTCCTTAAATGGCAAATACTGCTGCACCCTACGGGCTTAAGCCCGTCAAGCGCGTAGATGGTATGCCTTACGCTGGCGCTGTCACTGAGTTTCTCATTGACCCCGCTGGTACCACGGCATCTATCTACAACGGCAACACCGTTTACCTAAGTGGTGGTTACATCACTCCCTCTACGGACGCAGGCACTGCTGCTGATCCGTTGGTGAACGTTGCTGGCGTTTTCGTTGGCTGTTCTTATGTGAACGCGCAAGGTCAACAACTCTGGTCTCAGTACTACCCCACGGGTGTTACTGGAGTGATTACCGCTAAGGTGGTTACTGACCCACAAGTGTTGTACCAAGCACAATCGTCTGGTTCTATCGCTCAAACCGAAGTCGGTATTGAAGTTGGTATGAACAGCGCAACTCAGACTGGTTCTGCTACCACTGGTAACGGTACTAACTCTGTTGGCGCTGCTAGCGACGCTGGCGCGAGCTTCACCGTTGTGGAAATTGTTTCTACTCCCGGCGACGCTTACACCGACGTTCTGGTCAAGATCAATTCTGATGTCTGCAAGTTCGGTTAAGGAGTAACATAAAATGGCTATTTCACGCAGTCAATTACTGAAAGAGCTGCTCCCCGGCTTAAACGCATTGTTTGGTCTGGAGTATCAAAAGTACGGCGAAGAGCACAAAGAGGTTTACGAAACTGAATCTTCTGAGCGCTCATTCGAAGAAGAGACCAAGCTATCTGGCTTCGGCTCTGCACCTGTCAAGGCTGAAGGCTCTGCCATCGCTTATGACAACGCGCAAGAGGCTTGGACTACTCGCTACAACCACGAAACCATTGCTTTGGGTTTCTCAATCACTGAAGAAGCGGTTGAAGATAACCTGTACGACAGCTTGTCTGCTCGTTACACCAAGGCTCTGGCTCGTGCTATGGCTTACACCAAGCAGGTTAAAGCTGCTGCTGTTTTGAACAACGGTTTCTCTGCCTCTTATAAGGGTGGTGACAACGTTGCTCTGTTCAGCACTGCTCACCCCTTGGTTGGTGGTGGCACAAACAGCAACACTCCCGCTGCTCAAGTCGATTTGAACGAGACTTCTTTGGAAGCCGCCGTTATCCAAATCGCTGCTTGGACAGACGAGCGTGGTCTGTTGATCGCTGCTAAGCCCCGTAAGTTGATCGTGCCTCCAGCACTGATGTTCGTTGCTAAGCGTTTGTTGGATACCGACTTGCGCGTGGCTACTGCCGACAACGACATCAACGCGTTGAAGAGCATGGGTTCAATCCCAGAGGGTTACACCGTTAACCACTTCTTGACCGATAACAACGCTTGGTTCATTAAGACCGACGTTCCTAACGGCATGAAGCACTTCGTTCGCACCGCTATGTCTACAGGCATGGACGGTGACTTCGATACGGGTAACGTGCGTTACAAGGCCCGCGAGCGTTATAGCTTCGGCTGGTCTGATCCCCTCGGTATGTGGGGTACTTCAGGTTCGACCTGATAAAACCAAAGAAAAGGGGCCTTGCGCCCCTTTTCTTTTTAAGGTATATTGAGATCATTCCGGGGTTTCCGGTGTATCTGACAGTCCCGGCTGACGACATGCAGACAGATACGCCTAACTTGCATGTAAGGAAAATATCATGGCTAATACCACGTTCTCCGGTCCCGTTATTTCTACTAACGGTTTTGAAGGCCCCTACGCTGATCTGACCATTTCTACTACTGCCGCATTGCCCGCTGCTTCAGCAGCAAATGCCGGTCAAGTGCGTTTAATTAGCGACAACGGCGCAGGTGACAACGAATATTGCTTGGTTATCAGCACTGGTTCCGCTTGGGTTACTGCTGTTGGCGCTGCTCTCAGTTAATTAGCTCACCTCGGTAACGGGGTTTAATTCATTGTAAGGAGCTAATATGCAGACCGATATTCTTGCTAGTGCCCCACGGACAACCGATGGGCAGATGCTGAATCAAAATGGCGAAACTATCGCCCGTACCCGCGTGAAGGCTGTCTACATTGTTCCAGATACTGGGGCAGGTAGCGTTGTTTTACGTGATGGCGGCGTTTCTGGTCCAATCAAAGTCACACTGAACACTCTGGCTGGGGCTACGGCTTCAGACTACATCGAGTTTCCCGGTGAAGGCTTACTGTTCCAGACCAACGTATATGCTGATGTGACTACAGTTGCTTCAGTAATGGTGTTCTATGGCTAAGACAGCGGCATGGACGAGGAAAGAGGGCAAGTCCGAGAAGGGCGGGCTAAACGCCAAAGGGCGAGCCTCCTACAACAAGGCGAACCCCGGGAAACCGGGCTTGAAGGCCCCCGCACCAAAACCAAAGACCGAGAAAGACGCAGCACGGCGAAAGTCTTTCTGCGCCAGAATGTCTGGGATGAAGTCCAAGCTGACGAGCGCCAAGACAGCCAAAGACCCGAACAGTCGTATAAACAAGAGCCTTAGAGCATGGAAATGTTAGAAATGGACATGATGCTTTGGAACCTGATCCTGAGTGGTGTTATTGCACTGGTCGGGTGGATATTACGTGAAAAAGCGGCTGAATTGGGCCGTATTACGATACTGGTTAACCGTACACGCGAGGAAATCGCCAAAGAGTACGTGACTAAAGCAGATGTCCATCACGACATTAATCGCATTATCGACCGGCTTGATCGACTAGATAACAAGATAGATGTATTTATTCGAGAGCAAAAAAGCTCTAATAGCTAAGGAAATACCATGACACCAAATGCAATGCGTAAGAAAGCGGATGAAATTGAAGCCGCAGGTGGCCCCAACGCGCTAGAGCGTGCTAACAAACTTCGTGACGATGCAAACACGATGGAAGAAGAAGGGTACCAAAAGAGCGGTGGCGGTTATGGTATGAAAAAAGGCGGTAAGGTGCCCAAAGGCATGCACCGCATGCCCGACGGTAAGATGATGAAAGACAGCGAGCATAAAAAGTCCAAGAAGCCCAAGAAGCCCAAGAAGATGATGGGCGGCGGCTCTGCTAAAGGTTATGGTATGGCCCGTGGTGGTCGCGCCTGTAAGATGGTCTAAGGAGTAACAAAATGGCGTTCAACCCAAAAAACCGCAAGCTCGACAAGCGCGGCAACCCTATCGTTACCAAAGAGGAATTAGAAGCCTCGGGTATGTCCCTGCGCGACTTCTTGAATAAAGAACGTGGGTTAACAAGACGCGTTACGACTAGCGATCGAATTAAAAACGACGAGACTCGTAAACGCAACACGGCTCCCGTAACTCGCGCCGAAACAGACGCCCGCGTAATGGCAGATGAGAAGCGCAAACGAGACAATGCCCCGATTAGTCGCAAGAGTAGCAAGCCGAACATCACAAAGCCCATGCAGGGTCCTGCGGTTAAAGCTAACCCAATGGCAGATGAGAAGCGCAAACGAGACAATGCCCCGATTAGTCGCAAAGACAGCAAGCCGAACATCACAAAGCCAATGCAGGGTCCTGCGGTTAAAGCTAACCCAATGGCAGACCAGAAAGATACCGACGAGCGGGTGATGATGGGCGAGGAACGCAAACGCGCCGCTGCCCCAATTAGTCGCGGCGATGCTGAGCGGGACTACAAAATCAAGATGAAAGACATCATCAAGGAAAAAGCCGCTCAAGAGCGCATGGATAACGACCCTCTAGGGGCGGGCATGAAAAAAGGCGGCGTGCCGAAGTATAAGCCCGGGGGTTCAGTCCGTGGCGATGGCGTTGCCAAGCGTGGTAAGACTCGTGGTCGTATGTGTTAAGGGGTAAACCATGGCTTTTAAACCAAGAAGTAGTAACCGTGGTCGTGGGCGTGGTGGATTTGGAAGCAATCGCTCATCACGTACACAACCTGCTCCGCGCCCCGCTCAACGTGGGCCTATGGCAGCAATGGGTGCAGCGCGTCAAGCAGCCGCAATGGGTCAAATGCGGCCTCCTGCGGGGGGACCTGAGCGTGCTCGTCAAAGTGGGCCTATGGCAGCAATGGATTTAGCGCGTCAAGCAGTCGCAAGCGGTCAAATGCGTCCTAGTGCTCAACGTGGGCCTGTGCCTCAACGTGGGTCTATGGCAGCAATGGATGCAGCACGTCACGCAGCCGCAATGGGTCAAATTCCAGCACCTCCCAGTCAGAACCCCGGGATGGGTCAAATGCGACCTCCCAGTCAGAACCCCGGGATGCCCGGTGGCTTTCCTCCTCCGCCTACTAGAGTCCAAGCAGGCGTTCCGCCTCAGATGCCACCTCCCAGTGCCATGAACCCGTCCATGCAGAAACCCGGGATGCCCGGTACCGCCCCCGCTGCAGCGCCTCGTATGAAAAAAGGCGGTTCAGTTAAATCTCGTGATGGTATTGCTCAGCGTGGTAAGACCAAAGGAAAGATGTGCTGATATGATGAATTGTCGCGGTATGGGTCGAGCTATGAAGCCGGTTGCCTTTAGCAATAAAGGCCGAGTGAAAACCACTGAGAAGAATGGCCCAGAAGGTCACCGCGATGATGAATGGCGTTTTGTTCCGCCCAAGGGTCAGCGCAAGATGCCGTATTACCCCCCTAAAGACAAAGGCGACAAGGTCGTAGAGGCTAAAAAGGGTGGTAAGGTCAAGTCAAAAGTAAATCAAGCTGGTAACTACACCAAGCCTAGTATGCGTAAAAAGCTGTTTGAGTCAATTAAGGCGCAAGCAGTCCAAGGTACCGGTGCGGGTAAGTGGTCTGCCCGTAAGGCGCAGTTGCTAGCTAAGAAGTACAAAGAGAAAGGCGGTGGCTATCGTGGCTGAAAAATACGATTACCGCAGTAAAGTCCGAAAAGACATCGATCCTAGCAAAATTATACCGACTAGAAAGTCGTCTGGGTCTAAGCTAAGGCTACCCGGTAGTATGAAAGCTCCAGCGCGTAAAAGGTCATCCGCTTTGGACGCACTAGAGCAGTTCGAAAGATTTGCACCCAAAGAAAAAGAAGTAAAAGCTAAAAGTGGTAAGTGGATTCAGTCCGCTGTCAAAAAGCCGGGCGCACTGCGTAAGTCTATGGGTGTTAAAGCTGGTGAAACTATCCCAGCTAAAAAACTTGCCAATGCAGCAAAAGCCCCGGGTAAGATGGGTCAACGTGCTCGTCTAGCCCAGACACTGCGGAAGATGAAAAAGTGAAGAAGCCGCAGCAGTCGCTAAAGGCTTGGACAGCTCAGAAATGGAGAACCAAGAGTGGTAAAAAGTCTTCTGAAACAGGTGAAAGATACCTACCAGAGTCTGCTATTAAAGCTCTTAGCCCTGCGGAGTACGCTGCTACAACTCGTGCAAAACGCAAAGGCAAAGCTGCTGGGCAGCAGTTCGTCAAGCAACCCCAAGGAATAGCTAAGAAGGTTGCTCCGCACAGGAATCGAGGTAAATAATGGCTACATCAGGCACCGCAGTATTCAATATGGACTTGACCGAGTTGGTCGAGGAGGCGTTTGAGCGTGCTGGTTCTGAGTTGCGTAGCGGCTATGACCTTCGTACCGCACGGCGTAGTCTGAATCTTATGTTCACTGACTGGTCTAATCGGGGTATTAATTTGTGGACAGTTGAGCAGGGGTCGCAAGTACTTACTCCGGGTACGGGAACCTACACTTTACCGGCTGATACGGTTGATCTTTTAGAGCACGTAATCCGTACAGACGCAGGTTCTGCGGCAAACCAAGCTGACTTGAGCGTTTCACGCATTAGCGTATCTACCTACGCTAGCATACCGAACAAATTAACTCAGGGTAGACCCGTACAAATATACATCGATCGGCAGGAAAGTGCCCCATCAATTAGTTTGTGGCCTATCCCAGACACAGCCCAGACATACACACTGGTGTACTGGCGTTTACGTCGTATCCAAGACGCTGGCAATGGTGTAAATACAATGGATGTGCCGTTCCGGTTCTTAAACTGCTTGACAGCGGGTCTAGCGTATTACTTGGCGCTCAAGTTGCCAAACGGGTTGGATAGGATTGGCTTACTCAAACAACAGTATGACGAAGCGTGGGAGCTTGCTGCTACTGAAGATAGGGAAAAAGCCACGTTCCAGCTTGTACCACGGTATATGACTATAGGGTAAACCCTAATGTCTTCTAAATACGCCCAAGGTAAACACACCCTCGCCGAGTGCGACCGGTGCGGATTCCGCTATAAACGTAAGACCCTTAAAGAGTTGGTAATTAACGAGGCTCCGACTAATCTTCAGGTTTGTACCCAGTGCTGGGAAGAAGATCACCCGCAGTATAAAGTTGGTAAATACCCCGTGGTTGATCCGCAGGCAATTATGAACCCACGCCCCGACCGCTCTCTAAATTATCAAAACGTTGTAACCTCGTCCCGGTATATCCCCGGAACTTTTAATCCCTTGTCTGGAGTGCAATCTTCAGGTACAGTTGGCACTGTTACGGTGACCGTATCGTAAGGAGTTAGTATGAAAAAAACCGCAGATTTAAACAAATACCAACAACCAAAACCGGTCCCCGTGCCTAAAACAGCAGGGTACCCCGAGACTGGGGTTAAAACTACCGGGGTTAAAACTCGCGGTAATGGGGCGGCTACTAAAGGTGTGATGGCTCGCGGCCCAATGGCATAACATGAACTACGCCGCGTTAACAACTGCTATACAGGATTACACTGAAAATACTTTCAGTGCGACTGAGCTTGCTACGTTTGTACAGCAGGCTGAGCAGCGGGTATTCAATAGCGTTCAGTTTCCGTCACTGCGGAAAAATATGACCGCTGTCCTTTCCAACGGCAATAAGTACCTTTCCACACCATCTGACTTTCTTGCGCCCTATTCTTTGGCCGTAGTTGATGGTAGTGGTAACTACGAGTACTTGCTAAACAAGGACGTTAACTTTATCCGGCAGGCGTACCCAAACCCCGCCTCTACTGGCATCCCAAAATACTACGCTCTTTTTGGGCCGACAACTACGTCCGGAGCTAGTCCGGCAATTACAAACGAGTTGTCATTTATTTTGGGCCCTACACCTGATAGTGGGTACACCGTAGAGTTACACTTCTACTACTACCCAGAGTCGATTAGCGTCGCTTCTTCTGGCACATCTTGGCTTGGGGATAACTTCGATTCAGTGCTGTTGTACGGCTCGTTGGTTGAAGCCTATACGTTTATGAAGGGCGAGCCAGATTTACTTCAGTTGTACAACGCTAAGTACCAAGAAGCATTGATGTTGGCTAAACGTCTTGGCGATGGCCTTGAGCGGCAAGATGCTTACCGGTCTGGGCAAGTAAAGGTACCGGTGACCTGATATGGCGATAACTCAAGCTATGTGCACTAGCTTTAAAAAGGAGCTGTTAGAAGCCGAGCATGACTTTGGCGTCGATACTTTCAAGATCGCGCTATACACTTCAGCAGCTTCAATGGATGCCAATACTACGGTGTATAGCACTACTAACGAAGTAAGTGGCACTGGATATTCTGCCGGTGGTAAAGCCCTGACGGTAGCGACTGGTACTCCGTCGCTAGGGGGAACAACTGCGTTTGTGTCCTTTAACAATATTTCGTGGGCGTCAAGCGCGATTACAGCGCGTGGGGCGTTAGTCTACAACAGCAGTAAGGCAAACAAGGCTGTAGTTGTTATAGATTTTGGATCAGATATAACTTCATCTGGTTTAACGTTTAACGTAAATTTCCCTTCTGCGGATTCTTTGAACGCAGTTATTCGTATTTCATAAGGAGCATTCGGAATGCTTATCGACAAATCTACCTCCAACGACGCGATCGGTAGCACCGTATCCAAAGGTAACGGTGTTAGTGCTGCTATTAAAGGCGGCGGTGTTTTCGCGGTTAAATGCTACGACGCTAATGGCGACCTAAAATGGGAAGCTAGCACGCCTAACCTAGTTGTTAATGTCGGTTTGAAAGACATGAACGACAAGTATTTCTCTGGTTCTGGGTACACCGCCACTTGGTATTTAGGTTTGTATGGAGCTGGAGCGTCTAACAACCCCGCCGCTTCTGACTCTATGTCAAGCCATGCTGGTTGGACAGAGGAAACGGGTTATTCGCAATCTACGCGTCCCGCCTGTTCGTTTGGCGCGGCTAGTAGCGCGGACCCATCAGTGATTAGCAACTCCGCTTCGGCTGCTAGCTACAGTATCAATGCTACGGCTACTATTGGTGGGGCGTTCTTGACTAGCGACAATACCAAGGGTGGTACGTCTGGTATCTTGTTTTCGGCTGGTGATTTTTCATCACCCGGCGACCGTGCGGTTGTGTCCGGTGACACTCTTACCGTCACCTATACTTTCAGCCTTGACGCTGCATAAGGAGTGATTAATGGCTACTAAGTTTGCTAAAAACGAACAAGTTCGGGTGGTTACTGTTGTTCCATCTGGCCCTGTTGAGGCTTTCCGTATGGACGAAGAAACCGGGGAAGTTTACTATCGTATTTCTTGGGTGGACGCCGCTGGCATCAATCAAACGCGCTGGTTTCCAGAAAGCGAGCTAGAAGCGTCTGTGTAATGTATGTTCGGTATATCCGGCTTAGCCGTCACCCCCTATGCGACTCTAGCAGGTAAACTGTATCAGGCCGCTCTAGCGGACAGCATAAGTGCTGCCGATACCGACATTGACGCCCTAAAAATTAAAGAGTGCTTCGTAGGGTCGGGCACTTGGTCAGTTAACGCTTGGGGGGAGTATGGTTGGGGTTTTAACGCTCCTGCCGATACACAGGGTAGCGACTTAATAGAAGGCCGCTCACCAATTAATACATTTAGCGCAGATACTGTAGTTGCTACGGACAGTACTGAGCGTACTCTGTTTATATATAAGAGCTTATCTGAACAAGCATCCGCACCGCAAAGTATAGACGGTTGGGACGCAGGTGGATGGAGTGGTGTAACGCAAGGTTACCAAGCTACGGGGTGGGGGCAGTCATCGGTAGGTTCTTTTAGCGCTAGTTATGTAGCGTCAACGTCGCTGACAGATTCTGTTCTTAGTGCGGATGCACAGGCTAGTACCGTAGTCTTTGCCAGTGTTCTTTCCGATCTGCTAACGTCGTCAGAAAGCTCAACGGTTTCGCAAGTATTTGTGTCTAGTGCGGCGGACACATCAACAGCCACTGACTTAGCAGAGGCGAGCATAGAGTACCCGGCGACGCTATCAGACTCTGCAACCGGCGACGCGACTGATGATTCTGCGGTAATCTTCCCGAACGTATTGTCTGATACAGCGTCTATTACAGACGCCCGTGCAGCTACTGTTACGTTTGTGGCTAGTATGGAGGATCAGGCAAGAGCAGCAGCGGCATTTGTTGCTCGGATGTCTTTTGTGGCGTCGCTATTTGATTCAGGGGTAGCTTTAGACGCAATCACCGCTCGATTCATCTGGGAATTAATTGATGACAGTCAAGCCGCTAGCTGGCAAAATATAGACAGTTCTGAGGGTGCTGCATGGGTTAATGTGCAGACAGCTCAGACGGCGACTTGGAGTACGGTGGATAGTTCTGGCGCTACAAGTTGGGATGATGTGGATACTAGCCAGCCAGCTAACTGGACTAAAATTGATACCTCGGGGCTTAACTAATGGCACTTGTAGTAGCTGATCGGGTCAAAGAGACCACTACGACGACCGGTACCGGTACGGTTACTTTGGATGGGGCAGAGATAGGCTTCCAGTCGTTTAGTGTTGTTGGTGACGGGAATACCACGTACTACGCTATCGTAGATTCTGGTAACGGTGTTTGGGAGGTGGGTCTTGGCACTTACACTGCTAGTGGTACCACTTTATCCCGAGATACTGTACTTTCGTCGAGCAATGCTGGTTCTGCTGTTAACTTTGCTGCGGGTACAAAAGACGTATTTGTGACTTACCCGTCCGGCAAAGCCGTGTATGAAGATGGCGCTGGCAATGTATCTTTGCCGGGGGACTTTACAGTATCAGGAAGCGCGACAGTAACCGGTAGCACGACATCTAACATCTTCACCAATAGCGGTAATTTTTACTACAACGACCGTACTATTACGTCAGACACTACCATTGGTTCAACAGAAAACGCAATGTCTGTTGGTCCGATAGTGATTGATACAGGCGTTACCGTTACTGTGGATACAGGGGGCAATTGGTCAATCGTATGAGTACGTTAAAAGTAAACCAAATTGAGAACCGCACAGGGGCGGGCGACATCACGTTACCCACTGGAAATCGCATTGTTGCGACCGATGCTGATTCTTTTGTACAGCCGGGCTATTCAGGGCAAGTGCTACAAGCACAAGCGGTTACTGCTTCAAGCCCAACACATATAACTTCCACATCCACCGGTTTTACAAACTTACCGCTTACGATTGACATTACTGTACGCTCCGCTAACAGCGTAAATGAGGTTCGGTTTTGGTCCAGTATGCAGTACAGCGCCCCCACCCCCCTATTTACAAACTTGCAATTTTCAACTGATGGTGGAAGTACATATACGGACTTAACACCCACTCCAACGTATACGTATAACTGGATGTATGCCCAAGTATCTTGGCAACCTGTGGAGAACGTATTTTTTCACACGCACGGACAGTTAGTTGGCACAACTATACGTTATTTGGTTCAGTACAGAAACTCAGCGCCAAGCCAAACCAACTACCTTGTTCACTCAAATATGCTGTATGGTTGGAAAGTCATGGAGTTTGAAGCATGAATGAAAATACTTGCAAAACTTGCGGACACGCCTGTCATTGCGATGAGACTAAAGAATATCCTCCGCATAACGAATGTCCTGAGTGTGCGCCAAAAGCACCACAGGGAGGGTCATGCCCGATTTGCAACTGCAAAGTAACAGAACAAGAGTAACAGTATGGGAACACTCTCGGTAGACTACATAAAAACAGCAGGTGGCGGCTCTATCGCTGTTCCTGATACTGCTGGTACTTTTGATCGTCTGCAACGCGCTGGTAATGTGTTACAGGTGGTTCATTTCCTCACTAGCGATCAAGGATCGGTTTCGGTTTCAACGTCGGATATTGCTTTAAGCCCCGATATTTTTAAAACAATAACACCTGTTGGGGACGGCTCTAATTTTTTAATCACTGTACGCTGGGCTGGCGAATCAGCGAACGGCTTTACATACAATTCAAGTATTAACATTCACAGGGACGGTGTTCGTATAAACGCCCCGGGCACTCTTAATTACCAGGGTCTTAGTTCTCCTGTGTTGACGTACTACGCCGCTGACAATAGCTCTACGCCAGATATGATAAATTTCAGCACGTTGGACACAACGGGATCAACTGCGGGGACTCCAATTACTTTTAGGCTAGTCTTTACTACCGCTTCAGGTAGTTACACCGTTTGGACAAACCGTTGTTTTACCGCTCCGTCGTCAGCTTTCGAAACATTTAGTACAGAAATGATTATTATGGAGATTGCGGGATGAACCATGAAGCAATCTATGCACTTTACCCTAGTGTTGTTCGTATTCTTAATGATCGTGCATACGATGCAAATGGCGTTGAGGTTATTTATGACGCCGACGCTGTTACTGCGTGGGTGTCTCCAGATCAGTACAAACGGCAACGTAGGGCTTCATACCCCACTATTGCTGACCAACTGGATATGTTGTACTGGGACAAAATTAACGGGACAACCACGTGGCAAGACACCATTACTGCTATTAAGCAGGAGAACCCAAAGCCATGAGTATCTTAAAGGTTGACGAAGTCCAAAATACGTCTGGCACTGTTATTTTGTCCTCTGACGGGTACACGTACCAGCCGGGACAAATTATCGAGGTGCTTACAGGCGTATGCGATGGGTCGAGCGTGACAGTCAAATCTGGCACGTACACATTACCAAACGTTACCGCGGGTCAACTCCTATCGACAACATACGCCGACGTGTCGGGTTCTAGTATTGATTACACGCCTCCTGCTGGCGCAAGTCGTGTGATATATGAGTTTTCACACCAGCACTCTTGGACAGATGCCCATGCTATATCACACTGGAAACTTTATATTGATGGTACTGAGGTAACTGCCGCAAGACATTCT